TCGCAAATTGGTCTCCACTCGGTCCCCGTGAAACCGACATACATGTAGTCAGCTTGGATGTAAGCCTTGACCCCCTGAAAGGGTGCCTGCGAATAGCCATTCCCTTGGCGATTGACGTAGACGAGGCTGCAGCTCCCTGTTCTGGTGGCATAGGAGCGGAAATCCGGGTCTGTGTAGTGAGGAGGCACCTGCCACGGGGCGCGCGGAGTCCGATACCAGTAGACCGTCGCCCCGAGCCACCAGTTCAGGAAGACAAAGTTATTGGTGACATCCACGTCCCACAGGTGCTCGCCAACCCCCCAGAACGCACGTGCCTTGTTACGGAGTTCCTTACTCGAGTCCTGGCGCTCGATGTCGGTATAGGCGCGCTCGATCTGCCTTGCGATGATGGGCACTGCAACCTCCGATCAGCCAGCATGCAGCGGTCGAACCTGACCGCGCAAGGAAATCGTTAGTCCCTCGGCGCCATGGGGATCCTCCGGGGCCATGATCGTGAGCGCTTGAGCGCCAGCCGGCTCGGACTGCAACTCGCTTGGGAGGGTCACGATGTCGTTCGGGATGTTGAACACGCCAACGGTCGATCCGTTGGCGAACGTAATCGTGCCACTCCCCGAGCCGCCTGTCACGCTAAAAGTGACATCCGCACCAACAGGGGGCACCTCGAGCAAGGCCGTCGAGCCGATGGCTCCGGCTGGTAGAGTGAACTCCATAGCCGCCACATAGCGGAACACAGGAGCATCAGGTCGAATGCGACCTGGCACATAGACGTTTAGCGAGCGGGGGACTGGAGGCTGCGTCGCATTGAGGTCGATGGCCGTCACCCATTGCCCATGATGGTTGAAATGCACATACGCCTGCTCATCGGCCACATAGACGAGCACACCCTCTTTCGGGGAGATGGTGTTCCACCCACCGTCAAACCACACGTTGATCAACCCCGTCGACGGGTCGATGTAGGCCGTGTTGTTCACGGCAGATGTCGGCAACGGCGTTGATCGGCTCACCACCGTCGGGTGAAAGAGCGTTGCCATCTTAAGGAAGTTGCGACTCATCGCATCCCCCCATCCATGACGGGGGAAAGAAGACTGAAAGTCGAAACCGCCAAGACTCGCCATATCAGTTCTCCACGACAGGCTCACCGATATTGAAATCCTCGGGCCACCCGCCGTAGAAGTAGCCCCAATCCGATCCGAACCCCTTGCGATATAGGCGGACGTTTCGTTCCATCCCCTGCAAAGACTCGAGGTCGTCCCGAACCGAGACGAACTTGATGGGGATTTGCTCGTCTCTACCCGTCTCGAAGACATCAATCTGGTAGCTCGTCCCCGTCAACCCTTTGACGCGACGCTCCTTCGGAATCGCGTTGCCTGGGGCGGACCACCAGAAACACACCTCGACTGTCTGTCCCTCCTCCATCACGACGCTCGGCTCGTCCCAACGGCGATAGACAGAATCCTCAAGGAGCCGGTTTCGGTTCGACCAGCTAGTGTTGATCACCCACGCGCGCGGGTTGTGGTTCTCGCTGTAGTCGAGATCCTCGAACATGGAACCGTCAACGACAACGTTCGCTGGTCGGAACGGCATGTATGGCCGAGCGGGTCGGTTGGTGATGAAGGTTGGTGACGCCTCCACGTCGCGTAGGCCGATGGAAGTGCGCGGTTGCACCTTGTAGAAGACGTCGGCGTCGGCGACCTCGGCGCTAAAGTCGATGGCGTCAAAGTTGACGTCGATGAAGCGGATAGGGGTTCCGTTAGGCCAACGACGCGGGATCGTGTCGAGCACGCCTCGAGCCACGCGCCATGCGTTGCCTCCAAGGTGCTCGATGAACATAACGAGTTCAGTTGTGTGCTCGCGCCTGGACCAACCACCTCCGTCGGAACCCGTCCCGAGCATCGCAAGTCCACCGACTTCCGGCCTGGTCACGCCGCGAACGTTCTCGAGGTCCATGATGAGGACGCTCTCAACGGCAGGCGGTACTTCCTGCGTCAATGTGGTGTAGCCCGTGGTGTTGCGTTCTCCCGCTCCCACCCATTCCGTGGCACCACTCGGAAGAACCTCCTCCTCGAGCAAGACGAAGGTGCGAAAGTCAGTCTGCGACGGTCTCGGGGTCACCATCGCTGCGATGAGGATTTCGGGATAGCGATCATCGCTGATGTTATCGCTCCCGATAGCCGCGACGACGAGCGGATACGGCACGGCCACGAAAATGCTGTCGATCTCGTCGTAGAGAGGTCCGTTTGGATCCTGGTCGGGGTCCTCCCATTCCGAGCGCGGCGGTGTTAGGAACTGCGCGTAGGGAAGCCCGAACACGTCTTCGAGGAGGTTGACCTTAATCTCGGCACTATCGGGTCTGCCGTAGTCGACCTCCATCACCCGCATAATGATCCGGTCAATATTGTACTTGGGCCAGGAGAACCGGATCACATCGCCAGGGAGGAGCGTCCACTTCCTGCGATTGACGCGGATCGAGGCGCTAGCAAGCGGGACAGCCGCCGCCGCAATGTCACGGGCTCCGACGTAGCTCGCCAGCTCGGGTGAGCGGATTCCGTAATAGTGCCGGTTCTCGCTGACGACCTCCCCCTGCATCGCGATGTTGGCAGGGTCATGATAAGTCAGCGTCTCCGTCTCCTCCGACTGAGGGTTGGTCCACGAGATGGTAATCTCGTTGACAGTCTCACCCCACAACTTGCGGCGGAACGTATCCAGGACCGCGTCGGCAGGACCGATCTCGGGCAGATTGTCAGGGTCGTAGTCGTTGCGCAGCAGCTTGAGTGTCGCAAGGCCTGTTCTTGGGTTGAAGAAGAGCAGCCCCTGAATGTGATCGAGGATCTCTTGGATGAACGCCTCGATGGTACTTTGTTGCGTCCACAGAAGGGACAGGCCGAACTTCTCCTCTGCGAGTGTCTCCGCCGCTCGCACAAACGAGTCGGTGTCCACCATCGAGGGGTGGGCGCCCATGCCGAAGTCTTCATTGACCAGGCACTCGTGGATGATATGGGCCGGGTTGGCATCGTGCATGCCAAAGCTGTTGACGATTACCGCGTTCGGGGCATTGAGCGACTTCGGGGAGCGGCGGAAGCGTGCCCAAACCGTTGGCACCTGTGGGTAGTTGGAGCCGACCCAGAACCCCTCGCCAAGTCCGTTCCCCAAGAGAGCGAGGGTGGCCTTGCGACGGAAACCCGGCGCAGTCGCTGGCGTCAGGCCGAGGCGCGCAGCAAGAGCTGCAGGGATTTGCTGCGTCTCCGAGCCGAGCATGACGTGGACAGCCCCACCCACGCCACCCTCACGCTCGTTGCCGCCGAACAGGTTCTCGTTGTAGATATGGAGTGTTGTGTTGCCGTAGACGGCGCCACCCCACACCTGCCGATCCTTGATAAAGAGCGCTGTGAGAGCATCCACTGGGCCATGGCAAAAGCCGAGGTGCATGGAGATAAAGAAGTCGTACCATGTTTTTCTGTTCTTTTTCTTACCCATTGGTCCGACCTCCCCTCTTCACACGAAGTACGTCTTGCACGATGGCGTCATCCATCTTCTCGACTTCCGAGATAGGGATGCCATTCTTCACGAAGTCTCTGAATGGAATGCCCTGCTGACGACACCAATCGCGGATACCCTTAACGCAATATCCGGCGCGGTTGACATCGTATATCGTCACACGGTCTTCTGAAACATCTCTCATTTTTTCTTCACCTTCTGAGACCGCTGCAGATAATATTTGTCACCCCACCAGAGGAAATTCGGACTTTTTATAAGAATTTCCCCAAAGACAACGGCAATCGGCCTTCCAGCCTCGGCAGTCGGAGCCTCCATCTCCGTGACCGCTTGGGGTTTCGGTCCCTTCGGCTTCGGCATCAGGATGTAGCCGATGATCATAAGGGCGATGCCAACGAGGAGCGCGATCCACATAACGTCACCAATAGGGATGGTTCCTGACCGGATTCTTCAACGGGATCCAGGGGTCCCCTCCGTAGTTGTTGATGTTGTTGTGGAGGGAGCGGCAGTCAGACATGGTGTGGTTGCAGCCCAGGAAGAGAGACACCTTCTGCCCCTCCTCTATGTCACGCAGTGGTCCAAGGAACTGCAGAAAGCCGTCGTCACGGGCATCTCGAATTGTGCGGGACTCCAGGCCAAAGCCACCCCGCCAGCGGATCATCCCACCCTTGAATTTCTCAGGTTCGATGGATCCCCACCAGCCAGCTTCAAGGACAATGCCGGTGGTCGTAACATCGACAACCTGGCTTTCGACGCCGCGCATCGTCGCGCCGCACATCGGCCCGTAGAGAACATAGGGGCAGAGATACTGCCAGTTACGGCGCAGACCCGGTCGCTTAAGTGAGATGATCGTGTTGTCGCAAGTGAGGAGCGCCTGATTACGCTCCTTAGCGACGCTCAGCACGCGACCCGTCCAGATGACAAGCACCTGCTCATCGGGGTCCGTCATATGCCCCGCCCAGATAGTCACACGAACGACCTGCGGAGGGGGGAAATCCGTGAACAGGGACGACAGATCAGTGTCGACGGGCATCCTGATCGTCAGTGACGACTTGTCGTCGGTCTTACCGCTAGATCGATACGCCTCACGGGTAATCGGCCGAGCGAACCAGGTATGCCCAAGGCGCGTCAAGTCGCGATCAGCATTGGTGTAACGATACGCCAAGGCATCCTCGTCGCCATATCGAAACTCATAGAGTTCAAACGGGGCGCCAAAATCGGAGCTTTTCTCTATGGCGTCGAAACTCATAGGTCGTAATTCTCCAAGACCTGATAGCTGAGGCCGAACTGAGCGACGGAGTCAGTCACCCAATCGATCTCGAGGAGGTCTGACGCGAAGCGGACTACGAACACCCACGAGATGCCGATGAGTGATTGAGGGGTAAGCTCCTCGACGGGTAGGCGCTCCCGCACCCACAGGACCGAGAACTCCGTGTCCGGCAGCGTCTCGACGAAATCGACCGTATGGTGGTGATAGGTTCCGTCAGCCATGCGGAGCATGATGCGACGGAAGACGGTCGAGTCCTTGTAGGTGTGCCCGAACATCAGGCCGGGAATGAGGATCGCGAATCCGTTGCCGGTGATCGCATAGAACGGAACGTCGTTCTCCCACGAGGGCACAAGGAACTCGCGGTCGCGTCCCCGCATGCGGATGAAGAACTCGATGACCTCCTGGACCTCTCTATGGTCCCTGCCGAGGAACGAGGCTTGGACGATGCGTGACGGGAAGTCATAAGGCTTGAAGCTCCTCGTCGCGCCAAACCCGTAGTCCTCCTGCTCTCGCGGATAGACGTAAGTGACGTCGACCTGGTTCCCCCAGTTGGGACGCTTCATGAATACTTCCCGCGTTCCGATCATCTCCCCCGGCGATGTCTCGGGGAACACCTCGGTGGCGGAGCCTGGATCCACCTCGAAGCGGATCGGGAGAGTCGTCACATCGCTCGTGTACCGACGAGCCTTCGGCTCCGCGCGCAGGTAGCCTTGCAGGGCCGGATAGACCCGCGCCCCAGCCGGGAAGGAGACTTGGCTTTCATCGGCAAATTGCAGATCGGTAAAGGAGAACCCGGACAGTAGTCGCGTCTCCATCCGCAGCCCATCGACAAGGAGGACTGGCAACCCTGGACGCAGCCAGTAAGGGGGGCTGTTTGGACTGGGCCACGCAGGATGGGGTTTCCCGTAACTTACTTGCCGCTGACCGGCCCCCAACGTCGAAGTGAGAACGACGTACTTCGATGGCTCCGGGATAATCGTTTTGTCAGCGAGGCCGCGCGCCATGAAGTAGTCGAGCTGAAGCTTGCTCTCCCCGTTGAAATGGGCCGTGTACTCGACATAACGCCGAGGGTAGTAACGGACGGCTCGTCGCTGCTCCGTACCGAGGCCCGAAGTGATGATGTCCGTCTTGAACTCATAGGAGACCCTCACCCGGTCCCGCCAGTTCGGGACTCCGGGAAAGATGTTGATGTCCCCGCCACTCGGATAGATCGTACTGACAACCATCACGCGACTCCGAGGGCCTCGCGGAGCGTGCTGCGGTTCGCCCTGACCAAATTGATGAACGCCTGCTCGCCAACAGCGGTGGAAAGCCCCTGGCTGACGACATCGCCACTGTCGAAGGCGTTGACCACCTTCACGACCGGGGGCTGCGCGACGGTGCCGCCGTTAGCACGGTGGCGCGGATCGTTCTCAGTGAGGACCTCCTCGCCAACCTTGAGGATCGCAGGCACTTCGTCTGGCTTTAGGCCAGCGATACCCCCGGTGTGGTAGGCCATCGCATTGGCAAACCAGAGAGGGCTCGCAGCACGTTTAGAACCGCGCGTACTCCCCACCACGCCACCCGTATGGAAGAGACCAAACAGACTGTTGATTCCACCAGAAAGAAAGCCTCCAATGCCCTGCAGCATCTTGAGAAGGGCCACTCTGACGATCATCTTCCCGATCTCGATCAGGAAATCGGCCGCGAACTGCAGAAAGGCATCACGGAGAGCGACAATCGCCTTCTCACCGTTCGCGATGGCTTGAGCGAAACGGTCGAAGGCGTTGGTGATGCCACTAGCCATCATCTCGGTGATCTGCGCACCGCTGATGGCCGACTCCCGGCCGATCCTTGAGATCCTGAGTTCAGCGGCTTCAAGGTCCGCCAGAGCCTTTTCGGCTTCCGGGCCACCCATCGCCTTCCAGAATTCTTTGGCTTTCTGGATCGCCACGAGGAGTTGCTGGTTCACACGCTCGATGGCGGCATCCGTGCGCTGCATCGCCTCGATGTCGCCTCGCTCAGCCTGCAAGGCCCGAAGTTGCTCAAGCGACGAGCGCTTTTCCTCAAGCTGTGTGATCCGATTTTGAACTTCCTCAATTGCCTTCTTCTTCTTTTCCTCCTCGCTCAGAGCGTTGTTCAGGTTCCAGAGTTCCTCCGCCTGCTGACGGATAAGGCCAAGCTCTTGCTCCGTGATGAATGGGTTATTTTCACGGGCCTTGCGGATGTGATCCTCAATAAACGCCTCTTTCTCCTTCCCCTCGAGCTTAAGGCGTTGCTGCGAAATCTCGAACTCGTTATCCGCAATCTGCTTTTTAGTCGCCTCGGAAGCCTTTTCACGCTCCTCGGCCTGCTTCCGTAACTCCTGGCTATGCTCCTTTGCTCGATCAACAATATCATCGTATGCTTTCAGGATGGCGTCGGCACGATCCGCATGCCTATCCATCTGCCCGAACACCTTGTCTCGGACGGTACCAGGAGCACCACCGGCCGCCGCATCGGAGGCGTTGTGCCGCCCAACGCGCCCCGCATTTACGGCCGAGTAGAGATCAAGCAAGTTGGTACCGGCCGTGACACCAGCATCCTTGAGATAATCACGGATGGCGTTAAATAGCTTCTCGATGCTGGCGTCCCGAGTGTAACCATACTTCGCGCGCTGAGGCTCACCCATCTGGATGAGTCCGATGTGCTGACCCCACTTGGTGGTCGGGCCGACCTTCCATGGGTCGAAGGTTCCGCCCGTCTCATATGAGATGACGGTCAGAAGGTCTCGGGCCGAAATGCGCAACTCTTCTGCGATACGTACCGCATTGGCGACGATGCGCTCCATCTGCTCACCTTGGGGGGTGGCGCGCATCTTGCGGTAGTCTGATTCGTAGTATCTGGCGTTGACGGCATCTATGGCACGCGCGCGCGCGGATCCCAACTCAGCTAGCTTTGCCCGCCACCCGCGCTGATTACCGATGGCTTCGACGGCCTTGACATACTCGGCGTCGATCTCAGCCAGATCCTTCATCCGCTTCATCTCATCGGCAGTCTCCTTGACGAAGCCTTTCAGCTTCTCAAGGGCAGCCTGATAGACTTCGACGGAGCCGGAAGCCGACGAGAAGCCCTCCCGATTGCCCTGCGCAGCCCGTGTCAGGTCGTCGAGTGTCTTGCCTGTCTCATCAATTACCCGACCAACCTCTTCGAGCTTGCTTCCATACTGCTCGGCCAGAACCGCTGCCTCGCCGACACGCTCACCCGACTCCTTGTACGCCTTGGCGAGGTCGTAGATCTCCTGCAGCATCTTCTTCGCATCGAGGCTCGTCACCTCGGCGTTGAGCCGCTGGACCTTCCGAATGAACTCGTCGATCTTCTTGGAATCGAAACTATCGACGAGGGCGCGCACTTTGCGCACATCCGCATCGTCAAACAGGAGACCAGAAAGTCCGCCCAGGGCGTTGGATGACAGTTTCTTGCGGAGATTGTCGCGCGCCTCCTCAAAAGCACGGAGCTGTTCCGCAAAGTTTCGCTCGACGTCAATCAGGGTGACATTCTTGACGGACTTCACCCAATCGCGAGACTTGTCGACCGCCTTGTCGTAGGCAGTCAGAATCTCCTCCATCAGCCGCTTGTGCTCATCGACTGCTCGGGTCGCCTCGTCCACACCACCAACAAGTTTGCCAATGGCGAATTCGATGCCGTAGGCGAGGGCCGTGAGGGCGGCCGCAGGGAACAAACGACTCAGTGCCCTACCGAGCGTAAGAACAGACCCCAGAAGCGCAGCCGCAGCCGTCTTTGTCGCATTGAGAGACGAACCAAATACAATGAGGGAATCACGCGCCCTAATGATCTTCGCATTGAAGGCGTCCACTCCCCCACTCAGTTTCACCAACCATTGGGTAATCTTAAATGCGACAAGGAGTTTGAAGATCTCAAACAGAGCCTCAACGTTCCTGAT